CGACCCTGACCAGTATTGGCACCAACAATTTCATATTCCTCAGTCTGAAAATCCTTGAACTTGAGAAGGTAGTTGCTTCGCTGACCCACCTCATACACACTATCTTTGTCTCGAATCATTGTACCCTCGTGACCCTCCTCGACATGTTTCTTATGGACCATCGGAACGTGCTCCCGCAACATGACGAGTGTCGTCTCTACATATTCGTAGTGAGAGTTCTTGAGAGACTTGACCTTTTCCCAGCGTTCCTCAAAGGTCATGTCAAGCTTCTTCAAATCAAAGAAATCAAACACATGAAACTTGAGCTTCAAAGGATCAGTCTTGAAGACGCTCGTGAGTTCTTCGAAGGTCATGTTGGGGTCAAACGCTTCACCATCAACATATTGACCCTCTTTGAGTCCCTTGCCGAGAATCTCCGTACCTGGTACAATCTTACCGGTCCTCGAGATACCCCCATCCTTAGATACCAAAAGACGGACACCGTCGAGTTTGGGTTGAACATAGAAAGGTTGGCTGATGTACTTTTTACGATCTTCCCATTTATTGGCCAACATAGGCAACACTTGGTTACATTTAGTGTGCTCATTGTTCCACATGGTCTGAGCCCTCTTGAATGCCTTTTCATAACCAGTTTTGACATTGGTTCGTGACTCGGAAAACTTTTCACTCCCTACGACACCCGACACTTTCACAATGTCTGCGGTTCCATCCTTCAGGTCTTCAACACGAATGTCGATGTAGCGGTCATGACCATACTTGTCTTGTCTGATAAGGCGTTCCATTGTACGATAATAAAATATAGGTTTTAAGTAGATGTCTGAATTACCAGTTATCAATCATGGTAGAATGGAACGACTTAGGTTACCAGAAGATGAGGGTTTTACTCTGAACACGGCATGTATCATCTTCATATGTCTGGTGCTGCTGGGTCTATACAAGAGACACGTCGACATTAGTCAGTCGCGTGAACGATCTTATATTTTAGGCATTTAGCCGATGGAAGGTAGATATCCTTCTTCATCAACTTTTTAAATTTCTTTTCTGGAATCTTCGTTTTTTTCATGTAGATATCTTTGATGGCTTTCATGAACTTTGTACACGATTTCATTTCATCCTTCAGGTCTTCATAGTTTCCCCAGAATTCACCTGTCGAAATTTGGTGGATCAATATCTGAGCGTTTATACCCATCCGTCGCTCTGAACCACCCAACAACATGAAGGTTGCTGCACTACAACACGACCCCTGTGCAATGGTCACAACTTTAACTCTCGACTTTTCGATGACATTCATGGCTGCGATACCAGCGAACAGGTCACCACCTTCACTCATGATGTGAACACGGATCATAGGTGTGTATCCGAACATGTCGGCAGCCTTTTTGAGTACATCAATCTCGAGCTTCTTGAAGTTTTCGGTAAAGTCGAGGATGCTTTCCTGTGTGATCTCTCCATAGAAGAATAGTTCATTACCGATCGTTTTCACGGTGGTCGACGTATCTTCATTGTCTTCTTTGGATTGCATGTTTGAGACCCTTTTTTATATTTGTCACGTCTCTTTGTTTTAACTTACTTGTCGTCGCGAGATGATTCATCACATCAAAATCCTGTGGTGTGATGTCATAGTCTAACAGTCTGTCATATCTACCTAGTTCAGCATACCTCTTTAACAGACACAATTCTTCAACACCGAGACGATTCCCTGATTTACGACGTATTTCGTTATACTTTTTGAATCGCATCTTGTAGTTTCCAAACTTTGTCCATGCACTACCGGATCTCAGTTTATCTGGGTCGAGTGTTTCTCCCAGTGAAGCCTTTGGTATTCGTATACCTGAATGAATGTAGTATGGTAAAAGTGACCATTGGCCACTATATATACTCGTGTCAAACACATCGGACTCCGATAATGCGTTCGTGACTCGTGTGATGTCGACACCCTTTGAATCTATGTAATTCTCTTGGAGAGTGTCACATATATGACCATGCTCGGGGATAGCATCAATCCATGGGAATGGGTCATCTGTGCAGAGAACGTCTTTCACATATTCCTTGGATGTTTTGAAATCGTCAATTTGATCATAGTTTTCGAGGTAATGTAGAAAATTTCTGATCGAACCCTTGGCTTTCGTGGCGGCTTCCACTGCACCGGTTCCGGGTCTGATCTGTACCAGTTGTTCGATAGTCAGTGGTTTGACGAACACGATCTCAAAGTTGGGTAACATGTAGGCAGATATAGATGTCACGATCGTCGATCGACCGTTAATGGTACCGTACTCGACGATGTGGTCAATCAGATTTTTGTAGACGAGAGGTTCAGCATCGTAGTCTTCAATTACAATCGGAGCACGCGTATCATTGAGATACTCGACAGACGTCTTTTTCTGTATATCTATACAGGTTTTCATATCGATAACTTGGTGAAGTAGGTGCGTCTTGCCAACACCAGTGGCACCACACAGGAATATATTCTTGTTCGCCTCGATTAATTGTTTCATACGGGTATAGGCTTCTTCATGCACCGTGTCAACTCGATCATTCTTTTTTTGTGAAACAATTTTAATGAAGCGGTCCATGGATGATCTTACTAATCAGGCCATAGATTTGGTGCTTGAGAATGACGCACTACATAAACGTGTCGTCGAACCTTTAAAAAGGAAAATACTTCCGTACGCTGCTTGTGTCTTCATATTCAACGTTATACTCTTCATTCTCGTGATTCACCTCGTTCGACGTCTATCGATCCTTCACGACTCCCTTCCTCACTCTGTAGCATTTTCCCAACCCTAGCGAAAGGTGTATCTTCGGTAATAGCAGTCAACACCTGGATGGGACGAACGTCTAGTATTTCAGGCTTGATGAAATCCGTTTCTTCATCTGGATATGAAGATTCGAAATCCTGGATGATTTTGATGGGTACAGGTGGTGATTGTTCGATCAGCCTATCGTATTCTGATTTACACTCTTCCACAAACTTGAGTCCATCCTTTTTCCTTTCTTCGCGAGGAAGTGCCAACATCAGCCGAATGTTTCTCGATAGGAGGCCGTAGGATAACGCAGCCGTCCTATGATTTTCCATGAGTTCGTTGATCTTTAGAAATTGCATGATCGTCGCGATGAGACCCGCGACCAAGTTCATACCACCGATGACAGAAGGAACAATTCCCCGTATACCCGCAGGAAATGACGTCTGTGCAAAGTTTGCCGTCCCTGTGACAGTGGACAAAACAATAACAGGTAAAGTAAAACGCATCGACAATGTCTTGTACATCAAGTAGGCACGATGGTTCATGAACCTGTAGCATGCCGAAGCTTCACCCCACTGCCTCAATATATTTTCATGTTGGTCGTTCCACGATTTTTTCATCGTCTACTATATATGAACATTATCTTCTTCATCCATGTACTGATACTGGTGGCGGGGATAGTCGTACCGACACTGGTGAAGGATGTTCGGTGGTTGGAGATGTATTCACTCTTCGTACCATTCGTATTCTTCCATTGGATCACGAACGATGATACATGTTGTTTGACACAACTTGAGATATACTTCACAGGACAGGACAAGGCGAAGACCTTCATGTCTCGTGTACTGGATCCCGTGTACAACGTATCCGATGATGCGTCTGGGCGTCTAATTAAACTGACAGCATTCGCCCTATGGATGCTCGTACAGCTTCGACTTGGACGTATACACACCATAATGGGACTTAAAAAGTAATCACCTTGTATACATACATGGAGGCAATCAGGAATTCCAGGCTTATCAACAAGGAGAACTACGTGAACGAGATTGACAGGATTTACGCACGAATCGACGAGCTTCAGGATAAGCTTGAAGATGTTGATGAAAATGATGAGGAACACGTCAACCAGGTCAAGCTTGATCTGTACCCCGAACAGATCGAACTTCTCGAAGAAAAGGCTGAACGTCTGAAGGAGCGTTTTGAAAAGGATGAAGAACGTTACGAGGAAATTCTTTCTGAACTCGAAAAGACTGAAACGACCGAATACAATATGAAGTATCTTCAGTCTCACCCAGATCCTCACACTGAACTTGATTCGATTGTTCGGTCCATTACTCAGGTTTTGGTAAACCTGAATGAGTCGAATGAGTGAACACTCACCTTGAAATTGTAGTGTATAATCATACACAATGCGTCGGCTATATCATGTTGACGATCGTAAGGAATGTCACTGATGTACTTACCCGCTATAGATACACTTCTCTCCTTACGTTGTTCATAGTCAAGATGACCCATTCCAAAGTGTCGATGGACACTTAACGGTGATATGAGAACAACCTTATCCATATATATGTAGTGTAACAAACTTTCAATGTTTGTTAGACCAGCAGGAGGTTGACGTTCTATGAGCACGGTGTCAGCTTCTTTAAATAGATAGTCGTAATCGGATAAAAATAAAGAGATGAT